TTTTTCTGCTGGTGTTGGTAATAGTAATACAACGTATTATTGTATTGCTCATCAAGATCAAGATGAGTTTGAAGTAGGGTTAGGCACATTAAACGGTGACAGTTCTACATTAACTAGGACCACTGTTATATCTAGTTCTAATAGCGATAGTGAGGTTAACTTTAGTTCTGGTACAAAAGACGTATTTTGTACAATACCGGCAAGTAAATTAGTATTTGAAGATGCAAGCAATGATGTGACGATAGGTCGTAACCTAACAGTTACAGGAGATTTAACAATTACTGGTGATGATATCACCATGAATACTAATACTAGCGGTGCAGCTCTTATTGGTGATGGCACAAATTTTAATCCTGTTGCTATATCTGGTGATTTAACCATAGCGACAAATGGAGCAGCGTCATTAGCAGCGGCACAAACAAACATTACTTCTTTACTGGCAACTGATATTAAAATTGGTGAAGATAATCAAACAAAAATAGATTTTGAAACAGCAGACGAAATACATTTTTACGCTGCAAATGCTGAACAGGTATTTGTATCAGATGGAGTATTTGGTCCACAAACAGATAGTGATGTTGACCTAGGGACTAACTCTGTAAGATTTAAAGATGCTTACGTTGATTCAGTTACAGTAACTGGTGATGTAAGTGTTGGTGATGATCTTACTGTAGAGGGCGGTGTTATCGATGTTAAAAATACAGGGGCACAATCCGTAGTAAGATTTTATTGTGAGTCATCAAATGCTCACTATGCACAAATACAAGCTCCGGCACACTCAGCTTTTTCTGGTAACACAACATTAACTTTACCAGCAACAACAGACACAATTGCAGGTATAGCTGCAACACAAACATTAACAAATAAATCAATAGATTCAGACAACAACACAATTACAAATATTGTAAACGCAGATATTAAATCAAGTGCAGCAATTGCTGACTCGAAACTAGATACTATTTCTACAGCAGGTAAAGTTGCTTTAACAGCCTTAGAAATAGATGGTGGATCAGACATTGGAGCAGATTTAACTACTTCTGATTTAATAATTGTAGATGATGGAGCCGGTGGAACAAATAGAAAAGCGGCGCTATCTCGATTAACAACTTATATGGCAGGTCAAGGATTTTCAACAGAAGACCCAACGGCACTGGCAATTGCTTTAGGATAATAGGAGGATAAATGGCTAATACTTTTAAAGTAGTAACAAAAGCAGGAGTTACCAGCGTCGATACTATCTACACTGTTGCCAGTTCTACAACTACAGTAGTTCTTGGTGTTATGGTAGGTAATACAACAACTGGTCAAATCACTGCAACTGTTACTTTAAGTTCAAATACTTCTAACAGAGCAGGTGCAAATGATGAGGCTAACCAAGATGTTGAGTTAGTAACTAATGCGCCGATCCCTGTTGGTGGTACTCTTGAACTGCTTGCGGGAAATAAAGTCGTAATGGAAGCTACAGATCTGTTAAAATTAACAGCATCTGGTGCGGCTGATATTACTTTGTCAATAATGGAGATAACGTAAAATGGCTTTTATAGGTACACCTTTAGATACCAGAAATACTTTTCAATCTATTGTAGGCAAGAGGTTTGATGGTGATGGAAGTACAACTGCATTTACTTTAGATGTAGCACCTTCATCAACATTAGACATTGAAGTATTTGTTGGAAATGTAAGACAAGACCCTAATTCAGCATACACTTTATCTGGAACAACACTAACGTTTACTGGTGCACCTCCTAGCGGCACAAACAATATTTATGTTGTTCATCAAGCAAAAAGTGTAGGAACTATTACTCCGGGTGCAAATTCAGTAGGAGTAACAGAGCTTAATTTGTCTGATGGCTCTAATGGTCAAGCATTAACAACTAATGGAAGTGGTACTTTAGCTTTTTCTAGTGTTGGTGGCGATGCAGATAATTATTTTGCAACATCTGGTTTATCTTCAAAAGATTTAGGCACAGGTTTACATATTAAAACAGGTGATAGTGGTGCAAGTGTAGGTGGTAATGGTGATGAGTTAGTTATTGAAGGTAGTGGTGCAAGTGGTTTATCAATACTTTCAGCTAACAATGATGAAGGCTCAATATATTTTGGTGATAATGGAAATTCTACAATGGGTGCAATAGTATATGCTCATGGTAATAATAGTATGCAGTTTAGAACAAGTGCCTCTGAAAGAATGCGTATTGATAGTTCTGGTAAAGTTGGAATAGGTCAAGCTACTCCTTTAGGAAAACTTCATGTATGGACAGGAGCACAAGCAGGAACTTCAAATGTAGATTCAGAAGCAGATGAATTAGTTTTAGAATCAAATGGTCATTGTGGTTTAACCATTGCATCTCCACAAGCTAATAGTGGTAATATAGCATTTAGTGATGATGGAAGTGCTTCCGCTGGCTTAATAAGATATGAACATAGCGGAAATAATTTAAAATTTTATGCTAATGGCTCAGAACATTTTAGAATTGCATCAGATGGAACATTAACCGCAACTGATACAAGCATAGGTTCAAATTCAGATTCAAGAATAAAAGAAAATATTGCTGATTTTACTTATGATTTAGCAAAATTTAAACAATTACAACCAAGAACATTTGACTGGAAAAACCCATCACAGCATAATGGTGTAGGTGGTAATAGAGGATTCATTGCACAGGAAGTAGAAGCCATTGATGATTATTGGGTAGGAGAATTAGAATTAAACAATGACCATGCCGATTATAATTTAATTCCGGCAGATGAAGATGGTGCACATAAATCATTAACATCAAAACTTGGTAAGAAAGATGCTATGTATGTATCTGTAATAAATCAATTAATGACAAAAATAGAAACTTTAGAAACAGAGATGACTGCCCTTAAAGCAAGAGTCACAACATTAGAGGGGTAACACATGAGTCAAACAAAAATAAAAGCAGGTGGATTTGATGTAGATGTCATCACAGGCACTACAGCTTTAACAGAAGCACCTGCTAGCACTGATGAGTTTTTAATTAGTGATGGCGGGGTTTTAAAAAGATTAGACGCTAGTTATATAGGTGGAACTAACTCTGCAAATTTTCATATAAGAAAATCAAGTAATCAAACAGGATTAAGTAGTGGTGGTTGGACTAAAGTTACATTTGATGATGAAGTTTATGATAGTGATAGTGCTTTTGCTTCAGATAAATTTACAGCACCTAGTGATGGAAAATATTTTTTTACAGCAACTGCAAAAATAAACGCAAATTCAGGAGATAATGGATTAGTTGGAAGTGGTATGAGATTTTATATTAGTGGTGCTATTGCGGCTACTAACATTCATTTTATGGTTGCAAATCCAAGTTACGCAGAAACAAAAACTATTACAGCAGTTTTAAATTTAACAGCAAGTCAATATGTTGAAGCTTACGCTTATGCTCAAGATGATGCAGGGGGAACCTGTTCTATTACAGGGGGTAATGACAGAGATACATTTTTTATGGGGTTTAAATTAATAACATGAGTATTTATTATAAAATTCAAGCATATTTAGGAAGAACACCAGACTTTCAAACAGAGGTAAGACTTCAAGATGATGGCTCTGGTTCGTACATTAAAGAGTGGAATATAACTTCTGAAAAAGCAAAACCAACTGATGCACAACTAAACGCATTATCTTCTCAAGCAACAGCTTTAAAAAACACTGCAAAAATAGATGCAAAAAGAAGAACAGAATATTTAAGTTGGCAAGAGCAAATGGAAATGATTTATAAAGACCAAAAAAATGGCACAACAACTTACAAAGACCACTGTGATAAAGTTCGTAGTGACAATCCAAAGGAGTAACACATGGCACTAAGTAAAATAGATGTAGCAAATATGTTAACAGGTGCAACTCCTGTGGCTAATGGGGGAACAGCATTAACGTCTGGAACTTCTGGACAATTTTTAAAATTTACAGGAACTACTACTTTAGCTAGTGCGGCTGATAACGCAGGTATTACTGGTGCTGACCAATGGAGATTATCTTCAAGTGTAACTGGACAACAAGAACCTTTATCTTCTAATTTAGAAAGAGTAGATACAGATGGATTTGGAAAAATAGGAACAGGTTTAAGTGTTTCATCAGGAATTTTTAGTTTTCCAGATACTGGATATTGGTTGGTTATGGGTAATGTATATTTTTCAAAAGATGGTGCTCAAAGAAAAGTAGGATTTGAAGTACAAAGCACAACAGATAATTCTAGTTATAGTGTTGCCGCAGAAGGATTTACACATCAATCAGATGAATCTAGTGGAGAGCCAACTTTATCTTCAGCACAAGCAAGTTTTATATTTGATGTTACAAGTACTAGCACACATAAAGTAAAATTTAATATGAATGTTAATAATGATGGTAGTATTACTATTGGTGGTTCAACTGATGCAAATTTAACTTATTTTACCTTCATTCGTTTAGGAGACACATAGAATGGCATACATAGGAAAATCAATAGAAAGTGGCACATTTAGTGTCCTCGATACCAGTGGGAATACTTACAATGGCTCTAACACCACATTTAGTTTAGGTTCACAGGTTGGTTCTCCTGCACAGCTTTTAGTATCGCATGACGGGGTTATTCAAAAACCCGGCACAGATTATAGTTTAGCTAGTGGAGGTACACAAATTACTTTTAGTACAGCTCCTGCATCTGGTGCTAGTATCTTCATCGTGGAGATATCTGGTGCAGTAGGTGGCCCATTAGATTCAGACTTAAATGGTGCAGAATTAATTTTAGATGCTGATGGTGACACAAGCATTACAGCAGATACAGATGATCAAATAGATTTTAAGATTGCAAATGCAGATCATTTTAAATTGGCAACATCATCTGGTGATACAGTTATACAACCAACTACAGATGCAAAAGATATTATAATAAAACAATTTGATGGTACAGAATTAGTAAACTTTAATGATGGTGCATACTCATCATTTACTAGTGCGGCTGTAAATCCAGAAGCTACACTAACAGATGGTTCTACAGTATCTTGGAACGCATTAACACAGCCAGTTTGTAAAGTTACCCTTGCAGGTAACAGAACACTTAGTTCAGCAACAGGTGGTGTAACAGGACAATTTATATCTATACTTGTTAT